TGACGTCTGGTACGAGGTCGAGTGGACCGACGAGGCAGCCGAAAAGATCCGTAAGCGCGAGTACAAATACTTCTCCAGTGAGTTCGCCGATGAGTGGACTGACCCGGAGACCGGGACCACACACAGTGACGTGCTCTTCGGAGGCGGCCTGACCAACCGGCCGTTCATCAAGGGCATGGTCCCCGTCAATCTCTCGGAGGACGAGGCCGAAAACGCCCGGCTCGCCGAGGAAGCCCCACCGTCAACCGGCGCTGGGGGAGCAACCGAAGGAGGCGCAGTGGATCTCACTGCCATCCGGACGGCGCTGAAGCTCTCCGAGGGCACGAGCGACGAGGCGACCATCACGGCCGTCCTTGCCAAGCTCGCCGACCCGGCCCCCGCGCCGGTGGCCCAGGACCAGGACATCAAGGCACTCGCGGAGTCTGACCCGCGTATCGCCAAGATCCTGGCCGACTCGGAGGTTCAGGCGACTCGTCTGGCCGAAATGGAGGCGTCGCTGACGTTCTCCGAGGTCGCACGCCAGCTCGGTGAGCTGGACACCGACACCATCGCCGTGACCCCGGCGGTCAAGGAGCTGGCTACCCCGCTCCTGGTCAAGCTGCCCGCCAAGGAGCGCGCCGACCTGATCGGCATCCTGCGGCAGTTCGCCGAGGGCAAGGGCACCGTCCAGCTCGGCGAGGTCTCCTCGACCGCGCCCGGCGCTCGCTCGGACGCGAACGGTGACGCCGTCACCAAGTTCACCGAGCTGGTGGCGGAGATCCAGAAGAGCGAGACCGGGATCAAGTACTCGGAGGCCGTGCGTCGCGCGACCAACCGGAACCCCGTGCTCTTCGAGCAGTACCGCGAAGCCACCACTGCCTTCAAGATCGGGGCGTAACCGATGGCTGACTACATCATCGGTAAGGGCTACCTCTGGCAGCCTGTTACCGGCGTGACCAAGTTCCGGTTCGTCAAGGCCGGTACCGTCACCCAGTCCGCGACCGCCGTCACCGGCGTCAACGACATCACGATCGGCGTCGTGCAGGAGACGGTGTCCACCACGGACGCTGCCACCGGCAAGGTCGTCATTCCGGTGTGGGAGAAGCCCTCTCGCACTCGTGTGGTCGCTGGTGCGGCCATCGCCAAGGGTGCCAAGGTGGCCCCGATGGCTGACGGACGCGCGCAGACCGCCGTGACCGGTCAGACCGTCGCGGGTATCGCCTGGACCGCCGCCGCCGCCGCTGGTGACGAGATCGAAGTTGACCTCGTGGCCGCACTCAACGTGATCCCGTAAGGAGGGTTGACCAATGGCTGTTTGGAACTCCTTCGGGACTGGAACCCGGATCACTGACCCGGTTCTGTCGAACATCTCTGTCGGCTGGCCCACCACGGGCTTCGTCGGCGAGGCGCTCTTCCCGAGCGTCCCCGTCACCGACAAGTCGGCGAAGTACTACGTTTTCACCGACCGCTCGACCGCTGTGACCCCGGAGACGGACTTCCGCGCTCCCGGTACGCAGGCGAACGAGATCCCGGGTATGGCGCTGTCCTCGGACACCTACTTCACCCAGGAGCACGCGCTCCAGATGTCCATCACGGACGAAGAGCGCGAGAACATCCCGGCCGGATCGGGCATCGCGCCCGAGGCTGACGCTGTCGAGATTCTCACCGGCAAGCTTCAGACCGGCAAGGAAATCGCCATCAAGGCGCTGGTGACCAACCCGTCGAACTACGCGACGAACCACAGCACCGCGCTGGTGAACGGCACGTCGACCTGGTCCACCACCGACTACGCGCAGGCGGGTTCCGACCCGGCCGCCGTGATCGAGCGTGCGAAGCGGCGGATGTCGCGTGCAGGCAGTCCTGCTGCCAACACGATCATCATCCCGTCGCCGGTCATGTCGTTCCTGCGGTGGCACCCGAAGCTGCTGGCGAAGTTCACCAACATCTCCAGCTCGAACCTGACCGACGCCGACGTCATTGCGACGCTGGGTCTCCAGGGCTTCAACGTGATCGTGCCGGACGTTCAGACCAACACGGCGGCCCTCGGGCAGGCGGCGGCTCTGGACTACCTCTGGGGCGACTCGGTCGTGCTGGCGTACGTTCCGGACGCTCCGGGTCAGCGCACCCCGGCCTTCGGGTACCAGTTCACCCGGTACCCGCTGACCGTGGACCGCTGGCGCGAAGAGGTGCGGCGTGTGGACGTCGTGCGTACCCAGTGGGAGTACGACCTGAAGCTGATCGGCACTGACGGCAGCGGCAAGGTCATCACCGGGTACCTGATCACCAACACCATCCACGACACCGACTACGCGGCCCTGTAACAGGGGATCGAGTAGCCAGGACTAGGTAGAGGAGATCAGCATGGCAGAGCAGCGGAAGGCAGCGGTCGTTCCGGCGACCGCTGTCAGCACGGAGCCCCCGAAGGGCTCGGACGTCGCCGAGCGGAGCAACGCTTCGCTGGACGACAAGGACTACGACGGTCAGGGCAACCGCCTGCTGGCCGTGCGGCACGAGAAGGTGGACGCGGAGCTGGTCTACAACGGCCTCACTTCCGTCCCCCAGGTCGAGCAGCCCAAGACCGACGAGCACACCGACAACTGGGTGGCTGTGGCCGCGCTGGAGCTTCCGGAAGACCCGGAGTTCAGCCAGCCGAAGGCCACCACGGTTCGCCCGGGTGCCAAGGTCGAGGGACTGTCCGACGAGCAGCTTCGGCCCCTGATCACCAGCGGAGCGATCCGCCGGGAGACCAAGGACGAGGCCAAGTAGTACCAGGCGGCCCGCCCTACCTTGCCCTGCTGCCAGGGCTGGCGGGGCGGGCCGTTTTACCTAGGGAGGAGGCACGGTGGCACGGATCGATGTGGCGGACGCCCAGGCGTACGTCGAGAAGAGCAAGCTGACCTTCAACACGCTCGACGCCGGTCTGATCGCCATGGTCGAGCCGATCGTGCTGGGCCAACTCAACCGTGCCTACGACGTCTCCACTATCCAGAACTTCTGGGTGAACAGCGCGACCACACCTCCGCTCGTGCGAGTACTCATCGCGCTCAAGTACGTCTCGCTGTACTACGACCGGGCCTACTCCGAGGACGACGGCAGCAACACTTGGGCCCGGCGTCTCGACCGGATGTATAACGACCTGATCGACAGCATCTCCACCGGTGACATCGACATCCCGGAGATCGTGGGTGTGGTCGGTGTGGCGAGGTCTCCCCGCTTCTACCCGAACGACGCCAGCACCGCAGAGTCCGGCCCGACCACAGAGGATCCGGCCGCCGGGCCGAACAAGTTCTCGATGGGCATGGTGTTCTAGTGGCCTGGAACTCGAAGATCGACGCCGGGTACGTCACGCTCGAACTGAGCCCGCCGTTCGAGCGGATCCAGTCTGACCTGAACGCGTTGAACCGGGACCTCGACAACTTCCGCACGCCGCTCCGCGAGTCGATCAAGACGGTGATCATCCCGTCGATCGAGACCAACTTCCAGGTGGGCGGGCGTCCTCAGTGGGTGCCCTTGAGCCCCCAGACGGTCGAGAGGCGCTCACGACAGGGAACCGGTACTCAGACCCTGGTCGAGACCGGAGCGCTCAAGAGGGCCGCCACACAGCAAAGTCGCTGGTCCATCGAGAAGGACGGCGCCTCGATTACCAACTGGCCACAGCGGGAGAAGCGGAAGGCCGACGTGCACAACTTCGGCGCCGTCTCCTCCTCGCGCCGGGGCCGGAACAAGGGCAGTACCTCTGTCATCCCCGCCCGTCCGTTCCTGCTGATTCAGGACGAAGACGCTGACCGCATCGACGACGTCTTCCTGGACTGGGTCGAGCGGCGCGCACGGGCCTGGTGGCGCCGGTGACTCCCGGGATCAGCTTCGCCCCGCTGACCGACAGCCTGGTCGAGTTCTGCAAGGGCTTGGAAGCGTTGCTCAACGCCAACATCGCCACGCTCGCCTACGGCGGCAACGTCGCTCGGGTGTTCTACGGCGAGCAGGACCGGTACCCCACGGTCCCGGCGTACTGCATCGAGCCGGTGCGCAAGACGCGCGACCTGGACTCGATGAAGATGCAGCGGATCTACGACATCTACTTCACCGCCCAGATCATCTGCTACCTCTCGCAGGTGGACAGCTCTGACCAGGTCATCCGTGAAAAGGTGGACCTGCTGGGCGAGGAGGTCGAGCGCATCATCCACACGGATCATGAACTCGGCGGCCTGACGATGGACTTGATCGTGTTGGCGCTGGAAAGCGGCTACGCCTACAAGGACAGCGGCAAGTACAAGGCGGTCATACTGACCGTGCAAGGGCGGTCCCGCGAGGGCCTTCCCTGCTGACCAGGAGAGAGGAAGGGCACCGGTGGATTACGAACTCACGGTGGACATCCCGACCGCCGGTGACACTTCCGTGCTCATCG